GTGTTTGATTGCGATGCCAGTTACGACGTTCTTCGTCATTCTTACATGCGATAAAACCATTCTCAATAAATTCCTGCAGTCGTTTTGCAGAAACAGGTTTCTGTCTTTCGCCTTTGAGGAACACATCATCATTACTCAGGATGTTTGGGATACCATCGTCACCTGCTTTAACAATGTGCGTAATGGTTTTTTCATGCAACTCTTTCTTAGTTGCTTTAACGTATTTCTTCTGAATAGGTGACCACTGAGTTACATTATCATACTTTTGCAACTGAATGAAGTCGCCATCTGAAGATACAACTAAAATCTTCTGGGGTTCTTCTACTAGTCCTTGCTGAACCAATGCATTAGTCTGACACCACTTAGCCATTACTGCGATGATATCGTCAGCTTCTGCACGTTCCAGATGTAAAACTTTATACGGAAAGTTCTGTGCAATCTCATCACGAATTTGCGACAGCGTATCAAAGATTAGAGTCCAATCAAGATCACTGTTATCACGTGCTTTCTTACGATTGCACTTGTAGTTAGGGAAGAACTCCCTACGCCAATACTTACGTCCATCGCAACAGATAACCAAATCCCCATACTCTTTGCCATATTTCTTTTTGTATGACTTGAGTGTTGAGAGTGTTACGTGACGAATCAGGTTTTTAATCTCTGACTCGCTACCTTTCAACTCACGTTGAAACGATAGAATGTTACTCAGAGCTACCTGAGAGTAATCAACTAAAATCATTAAAATGCTCCAAGTAAAATTGTTTCTTCATTGAAACGACCATTCGGTACTGCTGGTTTGGTCTTTAGTGTCTTGATTGCATTGTTCAATGCACGTTTACCCAGAGACAACCCTTTGAAAAATTCATCAGGTTTGCGTAGAGTCATACGCTTTGATTCTTTAATATCGAAACCGATGATGGTAGTTCCCTTAACTGATAGAGTGCCACCATTCTCACCTTTGTATACACCAAGATGTTTGTATTTGGTATTGTAGTACCATACTTCAGTTGAGCCGATGATACTTGCTGGGTTCACAGACTTCAGATTAAGATCTGCAAACTCTTTGAGATACTTCATCTTCGCTACTTGTTTACCTGCAGGTACTTCCTTACGCTTACGTGGAGCACGATTAACCTTAGCAGTCTGAACCATCTGATTACAGTCAGCAACGATGTTATCCACGAACTCCAAGAATTTCTTTAGTTCACGTTTAGTGAAGTTTGAGTAACCCTCTACAAGTTGTTCATCTTCACCAGCGATTGCTTCACGCAATTCATCAGCCAAAGGAATAAACAACTCACCGATACGTTTAGCGATCGGTGCTGCAACTTGTTGTGCTAGTAGATAATTTTTAGTTGAGAAGTCAGACTTGCAACCACCCAACACAAAGTCATCGATGGCACCCTCAATCTCACCAGCAAGATCGTGTGCTTTCTCATCCATTCTATCTTGAATGGAAATTACATTGGTAGGGGTTTCTTCTTTCTTGATAACTTCTTTCTTGACTTCTTTCATCGCAGTCAATTCTTTTATGCGATTCTCAAGAAATAGCAAATGGTTTTCTGCTAGGTCACCACCACGATCGCTGATGCGTGCAAGTATACCTGCATACCGAAAATGTTTTTCATCAATCTTCAAAAGATGTGTTGCTAGTTTTTTATTTGTCTTTGCGACATGATTGATAAGCCATTTCTTCTTATCTTTGTCATCGTTGTTGTAGTTATAGTAGTTAAGTATCTCGAGAAAACTGCTGTTATATCTCGATGAGTTTAACTCAGGTTCACTACCATTAACCTTTGCAATAAGTTCTTTACGTTTCGCTGTATTCATAACCATAGGAATAATTCCTCACTTTCTAATAACAATTATACCCTACCTTTGAATTATTGTAAAGTAATATTTTAATAACCCTGTATAGTGTAAGGTTATTTTTCAGAAGCTGTAACCTTGTCGTACAACTCAACAAAGTCTTCGTGGTCTGCAACTTCCTGATGTAAACTCTGCTTATGAAAAGTTTTTGCAATCTTGTTAATAATTTTCCTAGGAATCTGTAAGTTATCAGATTGAGTTTTAACAATATCTTTAATTAAATCACGTTCTGCTTCAGTTCTTACCATTGAATTACTAATTTCACGAATAGCATTTTGTAAATCTTTTTTCTGTTCAGGTGTCAATACATAATTCATTTGGTATCCTTTTTAATTTCAATTGATTTCGAGAAGAAGATGTGCAACAAAACTGCTGCAGACCAAGTCTCTAATGTATAGGGGATTGCGAGCACAGGGAACAATGTATTCAATGACCAGACGTATAGGATTGGCAGAATAACTGCCAATGCGATAATAATGATGACACCAACAGTGACACCAAACATTGCGATAATAGTTTTCACAGAGAGAACTCCACTTTAATTACGGAGTCCCAACGAAAGGATCTCCATTCTTGTTTTTCTGTATCAAAGACCCGAACTGCGGATCCAGAAGTCTGGCTACTCGTGCTTTCTTCTTTGGGCATCTTGTCTGTAGGTATTCTTCCCTCGCTGAGAGTGCAAAACATTTTTCTTTCAGTTCCGTCTTTTTTGGTAAAAGTAATGCACAGATCTTTGGCGTTTGCATCTCGCAGTAGTCCATATGTCCACTCTTTGAATTGTTCGAACTCTTTTTCATTCTTGAATACTGTTTGCATCGTCATTATCAAATCTCACTTTTAATTCATTAACTAATGGTTGGAAAAAATCTTTAAATTCTTTTGTTGAATAGAAGGTAGTATGCCCACCATTGGTGAGTTCTCTTCCATGGTTATCGTATGCAATTTGTTTGATTGTAAATTCAACCAAATCATAGTCATGTGATTTAACTTTAATTGTACGATAAAGATCTGGTCGACAGATTTCAATATCAATATTCATAGCTACCTTTCTTGTGCTTGGGTTGACGAGTGTACTGAACCTTAGACTCCACTTTTCTCATACGATACTTGGGAGTACGCAAATCCTTTGCAACTGGATTTCTAGGTTTAATTGAATTATACACTACTTTCATTTTAATGTCAACTTATTTTATTATTGCAGTCGGTAGATAACCCCAAAGATATAAACTGCTAACAAACCTGCATTGACTACAATAAGACTTTTCTCTTTCATTCTTATTGCAGCTGCAAGCCACGTTACAGCACCAGCATTAAACAAATATACGT